AGAATAATACTCATTTGCAATTATGCCTTACCTAACTACTGGCTCCACTGAGCTTAAAGCTGTTAATCAGATCCTGGCGTCAGTTGGTCAGGCTCCTGTAACCACGTTGACAACTGAAGAAACTCTCATTATCAACGAAGTCTCTCGATTCACTGGTTCCATTTCAGGCACTACACTTACCACTGAAACTGCTAACATTCCTGTCGGTACTTACATTGGTGGTACTGGTGTTACTGATGGTACCTCTATCGCTGTTGCTGGCGAAGAAGCTGATCCAGCTACTGATCCTGTTACGTATGAATACACTCTGAACATTTCTCAGACTGTAGCTGAACGTACATTGACTCGTAATGAAGTTACAACCAGAGTTGAAACTCAAACCAACCCGGACGTTGCGATTGCACTCAACACCTTGAGAGAGGTGTCACGTGAAGTACAGAGCGAAGGATGGACTTTCAATAAAGAATTCGACTATACACTTACTCCTAACTCTGACAATGAAATCCTGATCCCTGATAATATGCTTCAGGTAGATCTGAACATCTCATCTAAAAGGTCTGGTAACCGTCAGTTCGACAGCATTAACCGTGGAGGTAAGCTCTACGACCGTATCAAACATACCTACAAGTGGACAGACGATAATGTTAAAGCTGACATCCTGTGGTATTTTGAGTGGGAATATATCCCTGATCCTGTCCAAGCATTTATCGTAGCACGTGCTGCTGCTATCTTCTCTAGCCGCACCGTGGGTGATCCTAACCTGTACCAAATCCTTCAACAAAAAGAAGCATTTGCACGGGCTATGGCTATGGAGTATGAGTGCAACCAGGGTGACTTCTCCTTCTTTGGTGAGCCTCAGGGCGAGAACTATTACAATAGCTATAAACCGTTCCATACCTTGCAACGCTAATGCCAGCCGTAACACAACAGATCCCTAATTTTCTTGGTGGTGTATCCCGCCAAACTGACGACAAGAAACTAATCAACCAGCTGACTGAGTGTGTTAACGGTTACCCTGATCCTACATTTGGTCTGCTGAAGCGTCCTGGTATGAAGCACACTAACGTGCTGAAGAAAGCTGATGGCACTGCATTTACCAAGACTGAACTAGCAGATGCAGCATGGTTCTTTATTGACCGTGCTACTGCTGGTTCTTACATTGGTGCTATCAAAGGTACCAACCTGTATGTATGGACTGCAGCTGAAGGTACATTTTGCACAGTGACAAACACTGGTACTAGCTATCTAACTGGTACCAAGCAGGATGACTACCACTTCCGTAGTATCCAGGATACCACCATCATTACCAACAAAACTGTTACCACTGCTATGCAGGCAGACGGTACGTTTGTTGCTAACTCACAAGGTACACTAAAGCTTAAATCAGTAACCAATGGTGACGTACATACAGTTAAAATCAAAGGTACGTCTAACGGTACTGAGTATACTGCAACTGCTACTGTGCAGTCTTCAGCTACCTTTACGTCATTCCTGACTGGCACACACGCTACTCACGATCTCCTGGGCGCTGTAAAGGCTCTTATTGAAGCACGTCATACAGCTAGTGACACTGAGTTTGATGGTAAGTGGTACCTTAATTCTTATGCTAACAGCCTTACAATCCGCAGAACCACTGAATCCAATGCTGTTGTCGTAGATGCAGAGCCAGGAGCTAGTGTTACCTATAAATACTTTGAGATTAGTGCCTTAGGTGGTATCTCAAATAACGCTATCGAAGCATTTCAAGATGATGTAACTAACATCTCTGAAGTACCTTTGGAGTCATTTCACAACCATAACGTCAAGATCCTTAACAGTGACACTGAGGACGATGATTATTATGTAAAGTTTGTGGCTGCCAATGGTACTGGTGGTAAAGGTTACTGGCAAGAGACTATTGCACGTGATGTGTCACCTGGTCTTGACAACACTACCATGCCGCATGAGCTGGCTAACACTGGTGCTACTACCTTTACGTTTGGTCCTATTACCTATAAGGATCGTTTGACTGGTGATGATAACACTAACCCCAAGCCTTCTTTTGTTGGTAAAAAGATTAGTTCTACTTTCTTTTACAGCAATAGGTTCGGTGTGTTATCTGAGGATAACGTTATTTTTGGTGTTGCTAACGACAACTATAACTTCTTTGCTAAGTCTGCATTGACTCAGATTGACTCAGATCCTATTGACTTGAACGTATCTAGTGTACGTCCTGTCACCTTGTCTGACGTTCTGCCGTCGCCACAGGGCTTGCTGTTGTTTAGTCAACGCCAGCAGTTCCAGGTGTACGCCACAGATGCAAGTATCTTGACACCTACCTCTGCAGTTATCCGTTCGCTGTCTAACTACGAGATGGCTACTAATATGCAGCCTGTAGACATCGGTACCACCACTGCATTTGTCAGCCGAGTGCCTGGTTATAGTAAGCTGTTTACTATGGCTCTTCGTGACGTTGAGCAGACACCTATTGTGGTGGACATCAGTAAAGCTGTACTTGAGTGGATCCCTGATACTGTAGATGATCTGACTACCAGCCCGCCAAACTCGGTGGTCATGATGGTTGACCGGGATACTGAATACCTGTATCTTTATAGGTACTACAACAATGGTAAGGAAGATCTCTTTCAAGCCTGGGTTAAGTGGGAGCTTCCTGGTACTATTCAAACCGCTCGTATTATCAACGATGCTGTTACTATTGTGTCGCAGCAAGAGGATGAATACACTATTGGTTTTATTGAACTGGACGAACTACCGTCTGGTGATGTGATTTCCACGTCCTCTGGCTTCTCTGGTAACGTACCTCTTGACATGGCTACCCGTCCTGTCAGTCCTGATCCAGGCAACGTTGATGCAGTCGTATATGACTCTACAAACGACATTACCAAGATCTACGTACCTTATACTCCCATCGACGATAAGGACGCTGTAATGCTCCTTACAGTGCCTACAGCAGATGATGGTACAGATGCTGAACTAGACTCAGATCAAGGCTACTGGGCTAAAGCTGTTGAACGTATTGAGGACTCAACAGACTACCACTACTTTGAAGTAAAAGGTGATTTTACTGATTATGAAGATGGTATTGTAGTTGGCTATAGTTATGATCTAGAGGCTACACTACCTAAATTCTACCTACAACGTGAGGCGGGTGCTGACTTCACGGCTTCTTTGACGATTTCCAGGGTAAAACTGTCTGCTGGTCGTTCTGGTGCTATCCGGTTTAAGCTAAAGCCGACTGGCTCTAACGAATGGAAGAATGTAGAACATACTGCAGAAGGTGATGCCTACGCTGGTGATACCAGTCCTGTGGTACAGGAACGTATCTTTACCTTACCGATCCATCAACGTAACACTAATTTTGAACTTAAAGTGACAAGTGATTTTCCATACCCTGTATCGTTGGTGTCGATGATGTGGGAGGGTAACTATTCTACCAAGTACTATAGGAGGGCTTGATGTTTAATCCAAAAGAAAACCTCCTAGAACGAGAACTTGCTGTCTCCGGTCTGGAGATGCATGTTGTTGGTGCAATTTTTGCAGGTATTTCAGCTGTTGCCTCCATTGCTGGTGGCATTAGTGCATCCAACCAAGCTAAGAAAAACAACAAACGGGCGGAGCAAAACGCTGCTGATCAACGTGCAGCTGCTAAAGAACAGGCTGACAAGACTAACGAATACAACAGAAAAGTCTTCGCTGCTGATAAGGCTAATTATTACAGCAACCGTGCTTATGAATGGGAGACATCTCTCAGAAACTATAAGTACAATCAAGCTATTCAAGACTACCAATACAACCAAACCGTTAGTCAATACCAATCTTCTGTAGAAAATGCACAGCAACAGCTGGTGTATAACAGCATGGCTGCTATGGAAGCCCGTGAGTCTGAGCAAGCATCTCTTAATGAGATCCTAACTGAAGACGCCTTTCAACGTGAAAGCCTGCTAGTTGAGCAGTTGCAAAAGCAAGGTCAAGCAGCATTGATGCAGGCAGGTAAGTCTAGAGCTAAAGCTATTCAATCAGCTAATGCTCAAGTTGGCAGAGACCGTGCTGTGATGAGAGCCAGCTTGAATAGTGCTCGTATGCAATCAGAGCGTAACATGCGTGACATTGCTCTTGGTAAGTTTATCGACGACCAAAATGTAATGTCATCTATGATGATTCGACCCGAACGACTGCCTGAGCTGCCAGCA